GTTCGAGTCCTGTCACCTCGACCACAACAAATGCCGTAGATTCGTTTAAATCTACGGCATTTTCTTTTTCAGGTACACATTTTAGTACACACTTACCTATTTTCTCTGCAAGCTGTGTACCAAATCATTATACACATCCGGCCTCACTTCTTTCAGCGCATCCATAAACTCATCCAGCACACGCCACACTCGCCCGGTATCGGCCTTTTTTACAATCTCCAAAAATTCACTCATCCTGTAAACGCTCCAATTTCCGCATTACGCCATTATAAACTTTAGGGTTTGCTACATACAAGGCCGACATAAGCTCATCCAGCACGTTCAGCGCCGCTGTGGTGTCTACGTTTGACACAGCCCGTAAAAAGTCACTGCTGCCAACAGCAGCCCTTGTAGACGGCTCTGCCGCTTCGTAGTAGCGCACAGGCTCTTGCAGTTCTGCTTTCTGCGGGGGATGGGATGCATCTGCAAGCTGCTGATTTTTAACAACATACAATGCCGCCAAATTTTTAACTCTGGTCATGGTGAGTTCGCTGTTTTCGATTTCGGCTATAGCGCCGTCAATCTCTCGCACGTCAACCATAGCCCTTACACCTCACTTTAACCGTTTCGCATCGTGTCAATGCAGCGCTGGATGACTTCCCTGTCTTTGCTGTCAGCCCCGCGCAGAATATCTTCCATGCGGGAAATCAGTGAATCGCGCCCATCGTCCATGCTGTAGTGCCCGCGCACATAATGCGAACCGCGCCGCGCATAGCTGCTGCCGCGTCCATAATTGCCGCGCATGTTGGCGCTCCAATCGCCATCCCGGCTGTAATTCTCATCGCGGCTGTAACCGTCATCTTCCAGCATGACAATTTTGTCGATGTTTTTGATAGTGTCAGTCAGCTTGTGAACAGTTTCCAAGTCACCGGCAGACATTTCACCCTTCTTTCCGATTTCGTCCAGTTCTGCGCACAGCATGTCTTTTAAGTCATACAAAACTCTTTTACTCATGGTTTACTCCTTTCAGCTCACTCTCTCGACCACAAAGTTTGCGTTCGCAAACAAAACGGTTTGTGTGCTTGTATTTTCGGCGGCAACGGTCAGGCAGCAGCCGCGCGGGACTTCAACAAAAGACGTCACATAGATATTAAAGAAGTTTTCTACTGCTGCCGGTGTCACGGTTGCAGTCGCACTGTTCAGCGGTTCACCGTTGATGGCAAGCGCCGCCGTAATAGCTTCCACTGTGCCGCCTGTAGGGATAGCAATGTTTGCACCAAATCCCACTTTAAAGCGAGCTTTGCACTGGTTCGTAATGCCGCGCAGCGTAACAATACCGGCGCCCTCTCTGTGTACGACACAGCCCTTACCCGCTACTGCCGTTTCCGTCAGTGGCACGTTCTGGCCTGCTGCCACGCTAACGGTATTGGCGTTTGTAAATTCAGCCATAAAATCATTCCTTTCAAAAAAATAGTGGCGGGACGATTGCCCCGCCACATTTTGCACTATCGGCACGGGGCCGAACATGTCAGATGCTCCGACAAGTTGCCGTATTCGTTTTTAGCATCCGCAGCCGTTGCAGCCGCCGCAATTCCCGTACTGATACGGCGCCGGAACCTGGAAAGCCGGAACAGGGCGGGGGTTGTAATAGGCGAGCTGCCCACTCATATAGGCTTTCAGCGTTTCATTCTGCGCCGCCTGACTTGCGGCAAGCTGAGCGGCGAAAAGCTGCTGGTTCTGCTCGGCAATCTTGGCGTCCTTAGCTTCGATGCGCTGTGCGGTCATCGCGTCAAGAATCGCTCTTGCGTTGGCATTCTGGTTGTCGATGATGTCTCGTGTGCCAGTGTTGATGCTCTGCCGGGTCTCACATGCCTGTGTCGCCATATTGTAATTTACGCCCTGAATCGCCTCGCGGGTCTCGCAGCAGCAGTTGGCCTGCTGCATCTGCATGGCAAAGAGCTGCTGCATAAATGCGGCCTGCTGGTTTGCACGGCTGATTTCTGCCGACATAAAGCCGTTGCTCATGCCCTGCTGTACGCCGTTGATAAGCTGCGCCTGCTGATAAAATCCATCGCACAAGCCATTGTTCACGTTGTCAATTTTGCGCTCAATGTTGGCAAAATCCGACGTAAGAACGTAACCGTCAACCACCCCAGCGCCGTTGCCAGCACCAAAACCGCCATTGCCACCCCAGTTGCCGCCCCAGCCGCAGAAAACAAAGAGGAAGAGAATAATAATATACAACAAACCATCGCCGCCGAAGCCCCAGCCGTTGCCATTGCCCGTATTTGCGGGCTGAACAGGCATTGTCATAACAGTGCCGTCCGAAGAAAGACTCATGTTTAACTCCTTTCAAAAGTTGAATGTATTGTTCACCGTGCGCACGGTTTGAACCTATTTTAAAAAGCTCTGAAACTGCTGCGCCATCGCTTGCAGCTGGTTTAGCTGCTGCTGGCTCATTTTGCCAGATTGCAGCAGTTTTTGAACTTCTTGCTTCGGGTCGCCTTGAAAATTTTGTCGGAACTGCTGAAACTGCTGCATCATTTGCTGAAATTGTCCCATTGCGCCCGGCATTTTGCCGCCGCCAAGAGCGTTAAACAGAGGGTTGCTCATTGTCTGCCTCCTTTTTCTTGCGCGTCAAAGGTTTATCCGCCGCCAGCGCGTCAAAGCGGGCTGTCAACGCGTTGAACTCTTTCCGTGTGACATATTCCTCTTTAGGTTTTTGCGTTGTCTGTGCGGGCTGTTTCTGGCTTGCCGTGCGTTCCGAGTAGTCAAAAACGCGCAATGGCTGCGGCATACCGCTGGCGTCGGTGGACTTAATGTAAAATGTACTGTTTTCGCTGTCCATCAGCAGTACGCTGTTCCCTGCCGCCACCATATACGCTTTGGCTCCTTCTTCACCCTGCACCCAGATAATAGGCGAGCTTTGCTGTGCCGGTTGCTGCTGCGGATATGCCGCTTGCCGGAGCTGTGTAAGCTGATCGGGCATGGCCGAAGGCATCTGCTGCCCCATTGGATAATAGTTCGGCATATAGCCGGGCTGATACGGTACGCCAAACGCCATAGTCAATCATCCTTTCTGCCAGTAGTACAGCGGTACTTCATCGCCGCTATCCCATGTATCCAGCCAATCGCCATTTTGCACGCACACAACATGCGTAGCCATTGCCAAAATATACGTTCCGTCCGAGTGGTCTTTTGCAAACTGCGCCACTGTGTAACAATCCGGGCAGCTGTTTGGCAACGTGTAGCGCTTCCACCCACATCGCCGCAGATAACTGCCCCAGACATAGTTTGCAGACGGCATATCATGAAGTTCAAATCCTGCCAACACAAGCGCCGCATATACAGTCGCCCACTCTTGATGCGTTGCGGCTGCAATGGCTCTGACTGTACAATCTCCAACGCGCTTTTGTTCCGGGTTTAGGTTGATTTGCTTGTATGCCATCCGAACCGCTCCTTTTATCTAAATTGTACAAAAAAAGACGGCACAACGTAGGCCAGTAAAGTGCCAACATTGTGCCGTTTTTGGGACAAAATAAAAAAGGCGCGGCCACAAAAGCAGCCGCGCCATTTAAATCAGCCTATTTTGTTTTTGATGCTGTGTACGCGCCGTTTTACCGTGCGCTCGCTGCAATTCAGTTCTGCCGCAATATCAGCATTGCGCCAGCCGCGCCGCCGAAGCTGCAAAACATCCGTTTCTTCATCGGTCAGCAAACCGCCGACAAAATCAAACTTTGGCATGATTACTCATCCTTCTTGTTCTTGCTTTCGGTCTGTGTGCCAAAATAAAAGGCCACGACCATCGTCACAATGGTCATGACCGTGTCAGGCTGCAGGCCGCCCCGCAGTGCCATTACGGCAAAAACTGCAACGACAACTAGCGTCACAATGGTTTTTACCTTGATAAGCGCTGCCAGATTTTTCAAAAAATCGCCCATAGATATGCACCTTCTTTCAGCCAATCAGATGCTTTTGCAAATCTTTCTTTGCTTTCTGCATCTGGTCAATGTTGTTTCCATCCAGATTGTGGTCAAGCAGGGCAAGCAATGCCTGCATGGTCACACGCTGCCCATCGTCCATGCGGTCAAGCCGCAGTTTGTCATTTTTCAAGAATCCCTCCATGGCGTTCACCCGCGTTTCTAACTGGGTAATGCGTTTGTCTTGGTCGGTCTTCGGCTTTTTTACGGCAGTGATGACTTTGCTAATGGCCACGCCCCCGGCATACAGCCCGGCAGCAGCACCCGCCGCGTAAATCAAAAACGCCCAAGCCTCCGCAAGTGTAAACGAAAATACATGCTGCATCGGCATCACACATCCACAAATTTAGCGTGATACGCTTTGTCGTTGTCCAGCCCGTACTTCTTGGCGATGAGATAGAACTCCATCGCCGCAGCGTTCGGCAGGACGACATGATCCAGCCAGACCTCCTGATGCGTCGGCGCGGCGGGCTTGTCCTCTTTGATGGCGGCATCGTACCGTGTCAGGTTGAACTGCTTCACGACCGCCAGCAGACTGGACGTGTAGGTCGGGCTGGTCGCCCAGCCGTCGGCGCGGATGTACTCGCACGCCTTGTTGATGTCGGTGCAGCCGACAAGGTTCGAGTAGCGTGGCATGGTCGTCAGCTTCTTGATGTAGTCCTCTACACAGGCGACCATCGTATCGTATGCGCGGAAGCCCGCCGTGATAGTGATGTACTTGCTGCCGTCCCACTCCTTCGTGGCCTTGTTGTACACTCTGCCGCTCCAATTGCTGGCCTTGATGCCGAACAGGTTGTTTGCCTGCACTGCAAGCTCGCTCGTGCCGTAGGCGCTTTCAAGGCAAGCCTGCGCAATGCACAGCGACGGAAGAAGATGGGCGTTCAGGCAACGGGTCTGGCATTTCTCCACCATGACGGAGATGAAGTTTTCCTCATTCGTCTTGGATGGTTCAACGGCGGCGCTCTCCCCTTTCAGACGCTTTGTGACCTCGGCGGCAATGTCGGGGAACTTGCTCTTGAGGTAAGGGCCGGGGCAGGCCGTGGCGGCGTAAAAGCAGTGCATCGTGAGCGAGCCGTTCTTGTCGCCGGTGTAGGTCAGTTCCTTGATGCCGTTGCGGCGGCAAATGTCGGTGCAAAGGTCGAGCAGCGCGGCATACGCCTTGTCGCTGACGTGCCAGTCCGGTGCGCCGCTGTCGTTGGCAACCTCAATCGTAATAGCCCGGTGGTCGTTCCACGGACTGGACGAACACCAAGAGCGGTCAGCTTCGTGGCAAAACAAGCCGATGCGGCCGCTGCTTTCGATGGCGTAGTTTGCGCTCATCTGGCGAGAGGTTTTACCGACAAGAGCGCCGAAAGCCTCAAGCGTTGTGTTGCCGGCCATGTGATGGACGGTAATCTTGCTGATGGGCTGGCTCCGGGGCCGGTTGCAGTTTGGGCTGATGGCCGTGTAAACGGCCAGTGCAGAATCACTCATTCTCGTCCTCTCCCTTCCCGTTCGACAGTTCCTTGTCCATTTCGGGCGACAGAATCATTTCATCCTTCATCGGTTTTACTCTCCTTTCTGTTTGTTAGTCGGTTAAAGTCAGCTTTAGCTTTTCTTTAGTTAATTATTATTGAAGATTATCTTTTCAGATAGTTGTGATTTTAAGATTCTGTATAATAATTAACATCATCCCAATTTATAGGATTAATCTGTTCCATAGCGTTGATTAAAATTGGGGCAATCTTATCCTTGTAAAATTTCTCAGTAGGATGCGTTTTATCATCACCCCAATACAAGTTAGCCGTATTCTTATCTGCCGTGGACAATCCACCGAAATCTGCAACTGGCAATCCATGAAGTTTAGCAACGCCCCTTACAGCTTCATCAAGAAGAACAAATCTTTCGCCATCACCCTCAGCAGGAACATAAAATGGTGTGCAGAGGATAATAATAACACCGTCTTTGCAATGATTATATATTTTATCAATAATAGTGTTTAATGCTCCTACATAGGTGTTAGTATCATAATTGGTTTTAGTAATATCACCAATTTCAACATTCCCATCATTTTGCCCGCCTAAAACAGTGACAAAATCCGCTGTTGTAGATAATGCATCTATCCGTACATCTTTCCACATGGATGGTCTTGTGCTGTCGATATCTTCACCGCTTAATTTACTTCCGCCAACTCCATGATTCTTGAAATCATTCAATCCGAAAAATCGTCTTGTCCATGACTGAAAATATCCTTGTCCTGTTAAGCTATCTCCTAATGAATCTCCGTTTTTCATATACCACCAGTTATTTAGTCTACCAGTGTTTAACTCAGGTACATATTCTTTTTTTATAACTACATCATTCTCGATAAAGCGAATAGGTTTATTTGAAAAGAATAAAGCCCCCTCGATTCCTTGTCTGTCTTTTTTCCATGACAGCCTAATCCATTTTGCATTTTCGGTAACAATCGTGTAACCAACATTTCTTGACACCTGATTGTTTGATAGTGGAAGCGTAACACTTGTTATTCTTTTCTTATCTTCACCACACAACCATGCCACAGGTGTACCCAAAGAATAATTACAGTATATCGTCTCACCATTAACAACAGGAATATAAGCCGATACATATTGATCATTTATAACTTCTGCATATTGTTGGATTTCTACATTATCTGTTATGTTTTCTGCTCTTAAAAGATTATTGTAATTGGTATAAACAGATGTTTGCATTGCACCTGCCACATCTTCTGCGTTGATGTTTATTTTTTTATAGAGTGTTATTTCGAGATTCACACCAACCTCATATGCTACCTCAACAATAATTTCAGAAGTAGTCAAAGGGATAGACAATAATACTTCACTGCCATACACAAATCCAGATGTGTCAACAGTTTTTAAAACTTCACTCTGCGAATTTGCAAATTCAATTTTGTAAGTTTTACCTGTTGAAGGTACGACAAATTTCATTATCTGATAATCATCAAAGTTTACAGAATATTTAATCAAATAATGACTTCCTATAGAACCTGTTGATGTCCTTTTTATCACATGCGCATTTGAAATATAAAAGTTGTCTAATTTCTCACCTATCTCTTCCTTTAGATTTTTTATTGCAATGTTCACATCGCGCTGATATTCCAGCTTTACCCATGCACCATCGCTGGCTTGCACCACGGTGTCGGGCGCATAAGCGGTGAGCGCTTTGTAAGCGGCAATTTCGGCAGGGGTGAGCGGGGTTTCGATGGGAGTGGCGAGAATACCATAAACAGTTGTCGGATGCTCCTTAAAGTATGTTTCTGAATAAACACCAATGGGCAGTCGAAACGCAATACTCGCATTACCTGTGGCAGCATAAGAAAAAATGTATGGCGTATCAACGCCCCATGTGACTGGCACCAGTTTGAACGTGTTGCATAGCATGGGCAAACGTCCACGATCACGGATAAATGGGTTGTCTATCCGTACTTCTTCCGTGTTAGCCAATTTGTTAAAAATGTCCGTCGCGCTTAATGGTGTTACTTTTCCAATCCTCTGCACCTTCACCCCTCTCTCCAAGTCCACCTCGTCGCACACCCATTGCCGGCCGTTTTGGTCAGTGTAGTTGCCGTTAGAGGTGACGGGGATGCCAGGAAGGCCAGTAGGCGTTTGTAGGGTGAGAGTTTGCGTTTTGCCGTTCCCATCGCTCAAGGTCACCACCACGCTCCCGCCGTCACCAGCGCTCACGATAGGCACAGGCGCATCCGGCGTGGGCGTTCCGTCCTGCGTGCTCTTTCCGTACACATACAGCCCACACAGTGGTGCAGCAAAGGCGTCATCACAGCTTACCGGGTTGCCTGTCTCGCTGCCAACAAGCATCTTCTGGCGCTTCTGCAGCACAGTGGTATCTTCCTTTAGCTGACTAACATCTTTTCTGATTTGTGGGTAGTCTTCAGGAATTTCTCCCGGAGGCCCCTGCGGGCCGGGGTTACCTTTTATGCCCTTGGCAGATACGCCGGTGTCGGTATCCCCAAACCACCAGTTGCCATTTTCGCCAATGTGGGGTGTTACGCCGTCTGCGCCGTCTTTACCAGCCACGCCTGTGGCTTTCACGCCAAGGGATACCCAAGTTGCGCCGTTGTCATACGAAACATGCCACAGATTATCCTCGCCAATTTTCAGCTGCGGCGTTGTGCCATCATCGCCCTTGTCGCCTTTGGCTCCGTCCTTGCCGTTAAACTTGCCATTATCAGCATCAGTTCTAACGCTTTGAGCAATGTCTTTTGCGTTAGTGGCGCTCTTATCGGCGTCCTTTGCCGCGTCCCGGGCATCCTGCACCGCCTGCAGCACCTGCTCCGCCAGCTCGGGCGTCGGCTCTGCATCCGTGCCGCCGTATACGCCCGCTTGCTCAAGGATAAGATACTCCACGTTACAACTCGCCCGCTGCACGCCGGGAGCCAGCCCGGCCAGCACAAGCACGCCATCCTTGGCCTCCTTCGTCACCTCGGGCGGCACGTCCATGGTATCCCCATCCAGCAGGGCCACGCGCAGCGGCTCTTCCCGCCCGGGGATGTGCCACGTTGCAGTGAGATTTAGACCATCCCACCCGGCCCCGCGCTCAATCTTGATACTCTCCGTGCCAAAGCTGGAATTAGTCCCCAGCACCAACTTTCGCGGAATTGGGGTGTAGTTGTCCAGCCTTAAAGTATGTACCATGCTCTACCTCCTTAGGCGTTGATTATGATTGGCTCTCTCATGGTTTCATTTCTCATGCTGATTTCATGAATAATAGTTTCGGACATTGTTTCACGCTCCTTTCTTAGTAGATCATATACACCTTAAATAAGACATTAGATATAAAAGCGCCAGCTTGTCCATAAGACTGCGCACCGACAGTCAACATGCCGGTATTAGCATTGTAAGAAACATAGTCAGCGAGGGCTCCGCTTCCGGAAGTAGCAACATCGGTGCTGTTCCCGCTCCAAGCATAAGGGACGGTATAAAAATTACTGCGGCTCAGCTTGTCATAAATGCTCCCATAGTGTGCTTTCACATCGTATGTGAAGCTTGTGTAAGCGGCAGTTTGCTGGCCCAAATAAACAGTTTTGTAGCTGCGTTTTGCAGTTACACTCCCGCTGCCGTTGTGATACCCAATAGGGATTGCGTAAGAATCGCCCGGGTAGATAGCTTCACTTACTGCGCCCCGATTCGGCATTTTTCCTTCCCTGATGGTTTTGTCGCCCGCGTAGTATTTCTTTCCGGTCAGCACATCGGTATCTGCGGCGGTGGCCTGTGCCAGCTTCGCATTGGATAATCCACCGCCGCCGTTAAAATCCAGCCGGCTCCCGTCAAAGGTAAACAGCACCCATCGCCCGGCAACAACACTGTCACCGTCCGCCGCGTCCGCCCCGCAATACGCAGGCACGGCCACACCGTTGACTGTCCATGTGTCGCCCGCACTCCACGCGGCGGGGACTTTAAACCGCCCAACTGCGCCATCACCAGTCAGAGCATACACGCTTCCTTTTTTTACGCACTCATATTTCTGCACGCAGACATTTAACCCGCCACCAGCCGGGTCATACTCCGCCTTTGTCATCATTGCTGTGCCACCGTGCAGTTGCGCTAGCTCGGTCTTTACCTTTTCCAGCAATGCAGAAAACTGCGCCTGAATGGTGGTAGTATCAACGCTGACCCAGTCCGTAACAAGGCCACACACATCGGGGTCAAGCCGTTCGTCCGTGATGCTGTCCGCAGAAATGCTGCTTACCGCCGCTGCAACGTAAATATGCGCAAGAGAAATTTGCCGTTTTAAAGTGTTGTTTGTAAGTTCCGGGGCGGTAGGTGCATTTTTCGGCGTTCCTTTTAGCACTTCAATACGAGGTTTTTCCGAATAATCCACCGTGTCCCAGCTAACAACAATCCTGTCAATACGTGGCAGGATGGCATCTGGCAGCGGGATTGTCAGCTGCAACTCGCTTCCAGTCTGTTCTTTTGTATCATTCCAAAAAACTGTGCCGTCCGCTTTGTCGTTCGCCAGCCAGCCCACGCCATCTGAAACGCTTACCGTCATATCGCCGTTTGCGGTAACACTTAAATTGCCATCCGCGCCAAACACGCCGCTGGAACGCCCATGCAGCCATTTCATCACGTTTTCGGCTCCGATATATTCATCCACGTTATTCGGAAAATTTTTGATTTCTGCCACTTTATCACCTCAAAACTGTTAAAATCGGGTCGCCAATAACCAGCTTGACGCTTGATCCGTTTGCATCTTGTGAATACTTTGCTGCCGTGATTCTTGCCTTGTACTTTACACCCAGCCGCAAAGAAACGCACCAAACCAAATCGCCAACATTGTATGCCGTGCCAAGCTCGTCACCGTCCGCGTCAATCGAAAAGCCGTTGCGGTTCAGGCGACTTCCCAACTGTAAAGCGGCGTATTGCTTTACGCGGCTCTCAAAATCCGCGTTACTCTCCTCATCTTGCTGGCTGTCGCCGCTGAAACTTGCCCATAGTTCCCGTCGCTCGTTGTCGCTGGCCGTGCCAGCCTTTACAACAAAGCTTGTGCCGTCCTTATATTCGGCTTCGCAGTAGCAAACGTTTTTGTACTCAGAAATATCCTTGTCAACTACCAGCCCGGGCGCTGTTCCGCGTTCCTGCACAAACAGGACCGCGTCTAATCCCTCTGTACGGTCAACGCCCTTATACAATTCAAACGTTTCTGTTTTGGCTCTGTAGTCAAAAACCATCCGGTTTCCAAGTCCTGAATCTGTCAAAATCGGCTGTATGCAGTTTAACAGTTCATCCCCGTACACCTCTGTTGCCGTCACGGTTTCTGTCAAGCCTTTTTTCTCTGCCAGCAGTACAGGCAGCCCGCGCAGGTTAGCAGTAATAACGCTGTATACATCCGTTTCCACATTGGAAATGCTAACAGTTGCTGCAATAACACGCCGGTTCAGCTTGTTGTTCAGGCTGTACCCGTTCAACGTGATTTCGCTGTTATCGCAATCGAACTGTATTTCTTCCACCGTATACGCAAGTCTTCGCTCTACAATGTACAAAACAGCATCCAGCTCCACTATCCCAATGTTGTACTCATCCATCGGCAAAACTACCGTAAATTTTCCCACATTGTTATAGTAGTCGCTGAATTCGCTGCTGATCGCGTGCGTGATTTCGTGTCGGTTTGCCAAATCCGGCGTGAATAGCTCTAACCTCATATCACGGTCACCCCTGCGCTTTCTTCGGCAAATGTCACGCTCATTTCAACGTTTTCAAGCCCGCTGTCCGCAGTAGGTTTCCACGCATTATCACCCGTATGAATTCTGTACAGTGTACTTTCAAGCGTAAGTGCGCCCCGGCAGTCACCGTCCTTAGAGCTTGTGACCGTTGTTTTCCCGTGCGATGTCTTGATAACGACACGCTCATCTTCTACAAGCGTTTTTTCAAGCCGCAGCACTTCACCTGTCAGCATGTTTTCAATGCCTACATTTGTTGCCGTCTCGCCAATGCAATTGATTTCCAACCTAAACGGCACATCAAACTGACCAAAATTCTGCAAAACAATGTATTTCAGCACAATGACTTTGCCGAAATAATACGTTTTGCTGATATCCCATGGGAATTTAAAACCTTTTTGCACGCCGCGCAGCTGCATTGCCTTCCGTTTACCGCTTTCCCAATACGGGTAGGGGGCAAGCAGGACAAGCTGAAACGGCGCACCGCGTTTTGATGCGCCAATGGTAGGCGATGCTGTTACAATAACGTCTATGTGCCAATCTCCGGCATATAACACCCCGGTCAGGTCAGGTCGTACAACGGTCACAAGTGCATCTTTAAGCGCTTGTGCGTTATCGCCGATAACTCTGCCATTGATGGTAATAGGCCGCGTCTGAATGGCCTTAGATTGCACTGTAGCGCCTACCTGACCAATGCCCTGCGCCGTGTTGGCAGTGACCGAAATTGTATCAATGCCATCTGGCTTGCTGATAAGATAACCATGCGCGTAGTCAAACACGATAGACTGACCCAGCGAGTTGACGTATTTAAAAGTTTTGCTTAAAAAACTCATAACGCCCACCTCGCCCGCTGGAAATACGCCGCTGTGCTTGCTGCCAGTTCAACCGGTGTCTGCTTTGCCGCGTAAATTGTCTGATTAACTGTAAAGCTGCCCCCGCCGCTATTGCCGCGCCGGTAAGCATCCGCTTCATCGGCAGTCAGCACCATCTCGCCGCGATGCAGATTTGCAACGTAGTTGTTATAGGGGACATAATCCATGCCGCCTGCGTGGCTACCGTCAGACCCCGTGTTGTTTTTCACATCACTTGCATTGATAACAAAAATGCTCTTTATGCCATCCCACAAGCCCTGCACAAAGCTGACAAGGCCACCCCAAGCAGCCGCAATGCCACCCTTGATGCCATTCACAACGTTTTGGCCGACCGTAGAGAAGAAACCAAACGCGCCATCAAAGATGCCCTGAATCGACTCCCACGCGCTCTGAAAGTCACCGGACAGCACAGCGTCAATCGTAGAGAACACGCCAGTAATCAAATCAAACACAGTCTGGAAAAAGCTTACCGCAACATTCCAGATGCTTTGAATGATAATCCACGCGCCCTGAAAAAATCCGCTGATAATCGGTGCAAACGGCGCAAAGATAACCACAATTGCTTGGAAGATAGCCTGAAAGAATGCGCTCGCCCATGCCCATACAGTCTGTACAAGGCCCCATGCAGCGCTGAACGCTTCACCGATGCTCTGTATGACTGGGGTCAAATCTGTAATGACCTGCGTAACGACCTGCCCAATAACCTGCATAGCCGCTTCAACATAAGGCTGTACAAATGCCACGACTTCCTGAATCTTGGCAGAAATCGCATCCCACGCTGCATTGGCATTGTTTTTAAAACTATCAATAATGTTATCAATATTTTCTATTGCCGTTTTCACATTATTGAAAATATCCAGCAAAAAAGAAAAGTCAGAGCTTTCAATTGCGCTTGTCAGCCCAGAAATAATTGCATCGCCAAAAAACGAGAACACATCAGCAACAATGGGCTGCAATTCGCTTGCTACGCTGCTTAACCCGCCGAAAAGCGCCTGCAATCCCTCTTCAATAGTTGGTTCCAGCTCCATAATCACGCCGCTTACATAAGGCGCAAGCTGTGTGACCAGTTCGCTTAAGCCGTCAATCAAAGTAGGCACAATTTCTTTGATGCGCGGTATAATATTGTTTCCGGCAGTAATAACGCTGTCAACAAACTCATCCATCAAGGATTGAAAATTTTGTTCTGGGTCTGCAATGCCCGTCAGCAGGTTTGCCCATGCGCTCTTCATCGATGCCGTACTGCCCTGAATCGTAGTTGCCGCTTCTTTTGCCGTTGTACCTGTAATGCCCATTTCCGTCTGTACAACGTGAATGGCTTGCACAATGTCGGAAAAACTGTCGATGCTGTACTTTGTGTAAACACCTTGCTTTGCATTTAGCGTGTCTGCATCAGCAAGGAGGCGCTCCATTTCGGTCTTAGTACCGCCGTAACCGATCTTCAAGTTGTCCAACATAGTAAAATTTTGTTTGGAAAACCCTCGATACGCGTCCTGCACACTCTGCACAGAGGAGCCCATTTTGTTCCAGTTATCGGCCATGTCAGAAATCGCCGTATTGGACATTTCGGCGGCTTTTTCTGTGTCTCCGCTAAGACTACTTACCAGCGATGCCGCAAAAGATGTAGCCGTATCCATGTAATCGTTGGCAGACAAGCCAACATTTTTATAGGCGGTCTGCGCATATTTCTCAATAGTAGCAGCGCTATCTTTGTACAGCGTTTCCACGCCGCCTACAAGCTGCTCGTAGTCCGCATAGCTGTCCAACGATGCCTTGCCGATTGACACGGCCATGTTTGCAGCGGTTTTCCCGATTTCCGTAATGCCGTTGGCTACGGTCCGCAAGCCGTCCGAAACAACATTGCCGAGCAACGTACCGCTGAAAACGTCCATTAAGGACGATGCGCCGCCTTTTGCCTTCTCAACGCCTTTTTCATAGTCGTCTGTGTTCAGGCTTAATTTGGCATAAAGGTTAAAAATGTCCACTTACTCGCTCACCTCCTGCCGTTCTTTTGTTTTCAACCCATGCCGCGCCGCAAAGTCTTTGAAATCCGCCTGCACCTGTTCTGGTGTCCGCGTATCTACTTTAGGCGGGTGGATAATGTCAATATATCTCGCTGGCCTGTCCTTTACGCCTGTCACCGCTACCACAAGGCTCCACGCACTGTCAGTTATGTATACCTTGTACAGCTGTTCTTCAAAATCAGCTTTTAAAGCGTAAGGCAATGCCGACACAAGCGCCTTTGCGCTCAGTTTCGGCATTTTCAGCAGTACAGGGATTACTTGTTCTGCCCGCCACCGAGATACGATTTGAAAAAATCAACAAAGCCCTTATCGTTCAGCAGGTCGGCAGCTTGCTTGCAGGTGATAAGGAAATTCTGTTTGCCGATTTCTTCCACCGTCAGTCCGTTGAACGGTGCAAGGATTGCGTATACATCCTCGCGGTGCTTCTTCAACGCAATGTTCAGCAGCTTAACGATTTTCGCAAGGCCAAAACGCTGCATTGCAATACGAGTCGTTTCGCCCTTCGGCATCGCTTTCTGCATCTCTTTCACAAGCGTTTCATCATCAATCAAATTTGTGATGGGCTGCGCGATTTGCAAAACGACTTCCAGCGCTTCATCAGTGCTAAGTTCAGAAAAAATTCGCATTAGGCTTCATCCTCTCCGGCCTTGATATACACCTCACACGGCACAGTGTCCTGCGCGGTAATGGAGTAGTGCGCCGTGTATTCAAAGCTCATCTGGCCTTTTTCCTTGTCGCCCGTCTTCAAGCTGAAACCGCCAGTAGACAGCGTATTCAGCATGTGAATGGCGCAGAAACCGCCATTCGTAGTGCCGTGCTTGTCGGAATAATCGCACAGCAGCCACAAATCGGTAAAGTCGCTGTCTTTCAGGTCGTTGCGCGGCGTGATTTTGGACACCTTGGAAGTGGTCGTAACATCCGCAGCGCCAAGCATGCTCTTGGCATTTTCTGCCGATGCCGAAACATAAGTGCCACTACACTTGACTTCCCAAGATTCAATCTGCTTCAGCTCTTTCATGTTCTTTGGGCAGTTGTCGATATCCTCGCCGAAGTCGGTAAAGCTCGGCACAGCCGTAAAGTTGATGCCGCCTGTCGTAGCGCCAAGCAGCGCACTTTCTTCCGGCGCAGTACCGGCAGTCGGGTCAAATGTAGTTGCGAGATAGCCCGCGTTCAAGACAAGTTCCTTAAACGCAGATTCAGGAATACGAGTAAATTTCATGCTTTCACCTCAATTTAGGCATAAAAATTCGGCGGTCACGTTGATGTACCGCCGTTTTAGGTTTTTGTCTGTGTCATCTGCCAGCGATTGGCAGAACGGGGAGCCGCGTTTTAACCAAATCAATCCGCCATCTACCGGCAGCGTCACGCCACCAATGCCCAGCGCGTCCGAAAGCTCAAGCGCCTTTGCATTGGGCACCGCTTCGCTCGTGGTATGGAACCACATGTTGACCGTCAGCGATACCGCCCCGCCGCCCCATGCGTCAAACACAGCATCATATGTCAGGTATGGGAGTACAGCGTCATCCGGCACAGCATTGCTGGCGTAAGCGGTCATAAATTGCTCGAAAAACTGCTGTAATGCAGCGCCCTTTGTCATGTCGGTAATCCCTCTCGCAATCTTTCAGCCGTAAAACTTTTTAGGCCGTTCAGCATCGGGGAAGCGCTTGCCGGGGCTTGCTTTTCTTCCGGGCGGCTCGTAACCCGGAAATATGCCCCGGTCGTCACGTCCTTATACACGCTGCCGTACTCGATGGGCACATCTTTCCGCACAATGCCGGTATACACGCTGGTCACACCCTGCGCTTCGGCCTGCCGCGCTTCAAGGCTGCTGTCCAATGCAACGTAATTTGCAAACTTTGCGCCATCTCTCCACTCGGTAGCATAGCCGCCCTCGCCGTCAGGCTTTGTCAGCTTGTCCATGATGATGCAGCTATGCGAAAAATCATCTAAAAGGCTCATAGCTTTCTCCATTTGTTCAGCCGAGAAGCAAACACGCCATGCCAGCCCGTCACAGAGCCGCCAGAATTGCCGCTCGCGCTCGATTTGGTGTAACTGTACCCGGCAAAGCTCTCACTCTGGAATGGGCTATTTGCGGCGTTCTCGTACTGCGTGCGCCACGCCTTGATTTCTTCTTCAAGGCGCAGAAATTCGGCAGGCACGGCCATGGCCCAGATAGCCCCGTCAAAGGTTTCATCCCTAAGCGCACAGTCGCCGTACTGGTAAACGCCGTCATTTAGAACGCTGCCCACAATGCGGAAATACTGTCCGGCACGCAAAAAAGGGAGCGCAATGCTCCCGCCCTTGATGCTGAACTCGCCCAGATGGACGCCATTTTGTGTGACAAACCAGTTCCGGCACTCCCTCATCAATTCTTCAAGCATTGCACTCCCTCCTTATTACTTTTTGAACTTTGCCAGCACAACTTTGGCTTCGTTGGTCAGAGCCGCAACGTAAAACTCGTCAGCGGTAATTTCGGTGGAACGGTTACGCGGCTTGCGCTCGGTCTCCACGTTGATATTGCGCTTGCGGTAAATGGTCAGAGCGGGCACATCGTCCTCGGTCTCGCTGTCCTCGTTCAACTTGACGATGGGGCAAGCGTAGTAGGCGGTAGCAGCAGCCTTGACCTTATCACCGACAACCAGCGCAGCAGCGCAATGGGGCTGGATGGTCGCTAGATGCTTTTTGGTGGTGGTTTCGGTGGTAGTATCAGCGACAATCTCAATGGTGCCGGTGCTGTTATCCTTCTCGTACTCGATAGAAGGAACCTTGCGAGATGCCACCACGCGGGTGTTGGCAATCTTGCCGATTTCGCCGGTGACAGCAACGCCAGCCTGATACTTGTCAGCGCTGATAAAATCAGCATCTTTGCGCAGGGTAGCCATCTGCTTGGGGTTGATGAACATCACCTTGTCGCTGTTGATCTCCTCGTTGAACACATCGATAGCGTCCACAACGCCGCTGTACTTGATAGCGGCAGCAGTGCCGTCATAAGTCAGCGTAGCACCCTGCAGGGCTTCCATGCAGTCGTTGTCGATTTTGGCAGCAATAGCCAGCGCCAGCTGCGCATTAGCTTCACCAACGGGGTTGCCATAGCCGGACAGCACAGCTTCATCGGTCAGGCCAACGCCCTTCATGGCCTTCTTGATTTTGTACTTCTTGTCCTTGGTGCTCATCTTGTCGATGTCAACATCAACGCCCTCTGCAACATCCTCTGCGTCACCAATGTAACCGTAAGACGGCACAGTAATGGTATCGCCGGGCACGCCCGCAAGGGTGTCATCCACCTTTGCAAAAGGTGCCACGCGGATTTTGTCAGGGATTTTAGCCGAAATCATATCGGCCATAACTTCGGGGTTAATCAGGTCTGCCAGTTTGGTCAGGATAGTATCTGCCATGTGTTAATCTCCTTTGTTGTTTGCAAGCTCGGCATACTGTTCCGGGCTTTCTTTATAGAGTTTCAGTCTGTCTGCATAGCCCATTTTTTTAAAGGCTTCTGCTGTGATGGAACCACTGCCGCCATTTCCTGCGGGCGGGTTTGGTGTGTTTGCGCCCTGCGTGCTGGTAGTAACGATGTAGTCGCTGTAAGATTCTTTTAGGCTGGTTTCCAGCTTGTCAGAATCCTTGATGGTGCCTTTATCGTCCAGTTCCAGCTTGTCCAGCAGGCCATCGCCTTTGCAAAGCCGGGCAACAGACTGCAAGCGTTTGTCGGCAATGCCGACTTTTTTCAGGGCGGTCTCCAATGCCTTTTCTTTGGCAGCGGTAGTCTTTTCGGCGGCCACGCTGGTTTTGTAATCCTCAAAAGCCTTGTGCTCGGATTCATACTTTTCCTTGTAACCGTCATCGCCCTTTCCTTTCAGGTCGTCCAGTTCCTTTTGAACGCCGGGAAGTTTTTCCGCATCGGCTTTATAGCGGTCAATGTCCGCTTTCAAGCCGTTTACGGTGTCAGTGTGGGCTTCAATAATGGTGTCCTGCTGCTCTTCGGTCAGCCCCATACCTTTCAGCAGCTTGCGAGTAATAGCCAATGTTTTCGCTCCTTTTCTTCGGTGTCAGTTCTTCGACATTCGCGTTTATATAAAAACAGCGGTTCTTTGCTGTTTTTGCGTATAAAAATAGCAACCGCCGATAAAATCTCGGTAGTTGCTATGTAACCTTGCCTTTTACGGTTTCACTTCAACGCTGGGCAGCACATTTGTGTGGAAATACAGCTTGTAATGATACGGGTCTGTGTGTGTTCCTGTAATATCCTCGACAACATACATTGTGTAGTCATTTAGGTAAATGTAATTTTTCCTGTAAGTATCAGGGCCAACCTTTACAGTGCAGACAAGCTCGTTGCTGGAATTGTTGGAGATAGACATATACCCCTCGGCTTCCATAATGACCTTGTCTGTTCTGGCGTTGTATACGGTGATTTTTCGTTCACTCTCAAAGTAATCGGCCTGTTTAGAAATATTGGAGTTTGCTCTAGCGGCTTCGGAGCAGCCGCACAAAAGCAAAGCTGAGGCCATAACTGCGATTGCGATATAAAGAATCTTTTTCATGTGCTTTCCTCCCAATAAAAAGAGCCGGAAAACGTTAATCGTTTTTCAGCTCTCGCTTAATGATTTTTTGGTATTGTTCTGCATGGTTAGCGACAGCAGGCTTAATAAATGGCGTAGCTTTTCGGCCATCCGTCATGTGCGCATCAAGCCCCTTCCTACGTAAAATAGCCACAATGCGCTTTGCTTCTTCAAAAGTATATCGTTTGCCCGGAGAATTGCTTTTTTTGCTTTCCCCGCCACGAACGTAAACCCAGTAACCGCTTGTAGGCGCTGGCCCATATACGCCGGTTCCCATTTCAACATAGGTTGCATACTCGCTATTTGTGCCGATGTACGCGGCCTTTTCGCTGTCGATGACCTTATGTGTAATGCTGTCGCGTAGGTCGCCCGTGACGACCGGGCACAGCTTTGTAGCATAATTAACAGCCGCAAGCCCGCACTTTTCAAGCGCCCGCTGGCAAGCCGCTTCCAACTCTTTGTAAACTTCAGCACTGTGGTCTTCAAGTCGTATCTGCATTGCGTTTCCATCCCGCCCACTCTGCATAGGTCATATCTTTTACAAGCACGCTTTCCCCGGTCACGGGGTCACGCGCCCAGCGCATACCGCCGCTTGTGTCTACATCATCCAGCACGGAAACCTGCGTGCATCGGCAGTTATACACAAGATAGCCCGGTGCGGAACTGTCTCCCGGATACATAAGTTCGTAACCGTCCACCTTAAACGGCTTGTCAACGTCTACTGTCTGGCCGTCAAGCATTGCATGCGCATGGCGTGTGCGGTTGTCAAGCGTTGCCAGCCATTGCTTTTTCAGCTTTATGCCCATATTCTGCGCGGCGCGGTAAGTATCTAGCCGTCCCGCGTTCTGCGCTCCTGTGACCGCCGTTCGCGCCGTTCTTATGGCGCTTGTGCGATTCATATTCTGCATACGGTGTTGCAGGTCGTTGGCAATTTTCGGTATGCTTTTTCCTTGCAGAATGGAGCTTGTCACGCTGGCGGTAATTTGCTGCTTGCCGTATTTCAGGTCAATTCCGCGCTGCAATGCCCGCTTTGGCGGGTAGTACGGCATCAAGTCAGGCTGTTCCACAATCAGACGTTTCACAGTCTGCTCATCCCACAGCGTAAAATCGGCTTTGTCGGAAACCTGCTCGATTTTGTAAGCAGAGTAATTGCGGTTCAAGCTGTAAATGCCCGGCGTGGCGTCATTGACATAGGCCACAGCCGTTTCGTTGGCGTTGGTGTATCTTTCTGCCACCTTGTCCCGCAGCGCCGTAAAACGCTTGCCTCGACCCATCTGCGCAAGCCGCCATTGTTTGTACTGCTGTTCGGTTATTTCGCCTGCATCCAGCTTTTCTTTCATGGCTGCATCACGCTTCTCGAACTGCTCAAAATAGGCTTTCACCGTGTCGGTCAGTTCGTCAGCAGCTTCTTTGTACAGCTTTGCGATGCGTTGTTCCAGCTTGGAAAGCTCGGCATCTGTCATTTTGTGAGCATAATCAGGTTTCGCCATTGCCGTTCATTCCTTCTCCCGGCTGGTTCTGTGGCTCGTTAGGAGGCTGGTTGGTAATTGTGCGGTCTAGCTCCTCGGCAGCCTTGCGGCGCATCAAGTCTTCAAACTGGTCTGCGTCTCCGAGAATGGTCAGCAGCTTTTTGGTGATGTACTCATCATCGTAGTACTCCGCGCCCAGCAGCACTGTCTGCGCTTCTTCCTGCTTGTTGATAATTTGGTTGCGCGTGTAAGTTGGTTCATCATCAAGCCCGGCAACCGCCAAAACGCCCTTTATGCAGCGCGAAACGCTGCTTTCAAACTTGTCCGTTTTCAGGTCAAGCGGAACATAGCTTGCCTTAATAGCCGTTGCCGTCTGGTTACCTGCGCTCACGGCAGATGCGTCAAACGCCTGAAAATCCGTGTACAGCTTTTTGGTCAGCATATCAATGGTCGCCTGCGTCCCTTGGAACGGGGCTTCAATGCTTTGCGGTGTGGCTTTTGCGCCCTCATCACCATCTGCATGGGCAACGTGGGTAGTTTTAAGCCGCTCCACAAACTTTGCATCGTCCACCTCATCCATGCCGCCGCAGTTTGTCAACACCCAATAGATTAGGTTGCCCTCATCCACATTGTTGACCATATTGCTGCTGGCAAGGTCGAGCGCGTCAACAGTGTTTTTTCTGCCGCAAAGTTCGCTGCGTGCCTGTTCACCGTTTTTCAGCGGGATAATGGGAAATCCGGGATAATTCTCTCCGTCATAAATTTCTGTGCCGTCAATCTCCGAGTACCGAACTTTCAACTTATACGGCAGTTTCCCGTTTAAACTGCGCACTTCACCGTTTCGCGGCTTGATGTAGTCAGTGTACCCGTCCATCTCGTACAGAGTCGCCCGCAGCGGTTTGTCCGGGTCAATCTGCCAGAACCGGATTCCGGCTTTTAGTGCGCCGTCCTCTTCATCGTATAGCGGCACAAACTGCTCCGGCGCGAACACCTGAATATGGTCAAGATTCCAGAATACGAAAGACTGCCCACCAATCAACGCATGGCGGGCAGCATCCATAATATATTCATCAAACGTAGCGCCAAGCGCTTTTTTTGTGGCGTCCTTGTTAAATGCAACGCCGTTACCAAGCAGGTAGGAAACTTCTTGGTCTACAACAAATCCAAAAAACTTGCTTGCAATCTTGTGGTTTGCTGTGTACATATCGGGATGCGCTTTTCCCTCTAGGTCGTACACCATTTTTTCATAGCGGTTGATTGTGGGATTTTCTCCCCAATAGTACAGCTTTGCGTCCAGCATGTCCCGCGTCTTTTTCTGGCCTTTAAAATCGTTTATGGTGTCAAACACAAACCCCATGCGGGAACGTTCATCTTCACCGACCGCCACAAAGTCTTGATACGTTTTGATTTTCCCTCACCGCCTATCTGTAAATGCTTTGATACTTCATTGCCGTATTGTCTCCGGCTTTATTTGCTGTGCTTTCCATCGCATAGCGCACCGCGTCAATGTGATGGTTGTTCAAATCCGGGTAGCCTTCCAGCACTTCTCCCGTCTTGCCGTCCCGCTCGTATTCGTACTCACTAAACTCTTTCGCCGTGTCCGGGCAACGTTCTGGGTCAATGACAATAGCTTCCAGCATTTGCAGCCATTTTGTGCCATATCGAACCGATTTTGGCCCCTTGCGGGCTGGGAACGTCTTTACGCCGTACTTGTTATAGTCCGCGATGGATTTCGGCTCTGCGCTATCCGCGCAGACTTTATCCTCACGCGTCAGCCCTCTATCCAAAAGCAGCTGCGCAGTGTCCCTATTGCTGGTTCTACGCCGTGTCAGCTCATCAAAGATGTACAGCGTTCGCCGAGCCGCGTCATAGTGCATAGCATTGTATGCCCACGGGTCGGGGTACCAGCCCCAGTCAACGCCGCGCTTTATGCGGTCAAAGGTCTGCACTTGTTCATCTGTGATTGGTTCAATCCGCAGATTCTCAAATACTGCCGTGCCGCTGCCGACAACCTCGCCCAGATATTCGTGGCGATATGCCGTTTCGTTGCTGCGCTCCAAGTATTCAGCATCGGCCAGGAACCTCTCTCCGAGCCATTCTGCTGGCGTTGTTTTGTAGGTGGAATGATGTATCAGCTTGCCTTCGCGGGCTTGCAGGGCGTACCCGTTTGCCCAGTTCCGCGCCATTGCTGGCGGGTTGAAACTCTTGAATGTAATTGACCAATTACCACCGCGCAGACAGGACTGTTCCACATTTCGGATTTGCTCCGCGCCGTCAAACTGGTCTAATTCTTCAAACCACGCAATGCCGATATAGCCGAACGGCATCTTCACGGACTTCACCTTGCCGGGGTCGTCCATACCGAAAAAAAGCACCTTTTGCCCAGTAGGCAAATAGGTGCATTCCATCGGGGAGACCGTGCAGCGAAAATGGTCGTGCAAGCCAAGCTCATTTATTGCCCAGACTATTTGTGCATAAACGCTTGTGCGCAGTGTGTTGCCGACCTTGCGGAAAACCGCCGCGTGGCATTGCGGATGCTTTATCAGTTGCAAAATCAGCTCTATGCTTATATAGCTGGATTTTGTACTACCGCGCCCGCCTTTGGCAACAAGCTCTTTCACATTGCCCGCCTTGATTTCGCGGTGAACTTCTCTAAAGCAAGGGGAAACCATATCGGACAATTTACAAGTCATCTACGATTTGCACCCCGCCATCTTCTTTCTGCTCCGGCATATCGCTCTGCCCCAGATACTGTTTGCCAAGCCATATTGCCATATTGGCGTTTTTTTCAGCAAGCGCAAATTGATGCCGGCGCAAGGAACATCTTCCTTTTCCGCGCTTTTGCTTAAAAACTACGGAAAAACTATCCTTGTATGTCCTTTTGCACCACGCATCAATCGTTTTGTCCGTTACGCCAAAAAAATCACATATATCTTCTTTAGTACACTGAAACGCACATAGAGATTCAAAGTGTTTTTGGTCTATCTCTTTTCTCGGGCGTCCTGTTTTTGCCATAAACGCCCTCCTTTTTCTTTTGGCGTTGAATGAATTTCTGCATATCCCTTTTTAAGTACGGGCTGTCTGTTTTGGCAATGATTGCCCGTGCTTCCTCAACCGTCATTCAGAATCACCGCCTTTTTGCCCGTTTGCGTTTCCCATCGCTTGATAATGACATCGCAATACTTTGGGTCAAGTTCCATCATATAGCAAGTGCGGTTTAACTGTTCGCACACAATCATTGTGGTTCCAGTTCCACCAAACGGTTCATACACACTTTGGGCTTTGCCGTTTATATCTAAAATGGTCTTAACAAATTCAGTCCCAAAAACCGCTTTGTGAATATCTGCATATTCATTTTGTTGTTTTTTGGTTTCTATAAAATTCGATTTTGAACCTCTAAAATCGCCAAATCTTATTTTTCTTGTTCCGTTTTCGTTATCAAAAACAAAAACAAACTCATATCCGTTATTCAATACATTTTCATGTATTTGTGGGGGGCAAGTGTGTTTATTCCAACAGATAATGTCTACCAAAAACTGAAGATTATTATAAAGCCACTCAATAAGCGGCTTTTTATTATCGCCAATCATCATAACATTGACGAACTGCGACAAAGAGAAACATTGTGCGACATCAAAAAACGACTTCATTAACAAAGGCCAATCGCTCTTGTTGTCTTTGTATTGATTGTAAAAAGTTTTTCCATCTCTTCCGCTATAACCAACAGACAATTTTTTTCTTAAGTGTGCATTGTCTCCTGCACCATAAGGAGGACTCGTAATACAAATATCCGCTTTATTGCCATCCATCAGCAATTCCACGGTTGTCTTATCGGTGCTGTCGCCGCACATAAGCCTGTGTCTGCCAAGCTGCCAAATGTCGCCCCGTTTTGTCACTGGATCGGAAACTTCGTCAACCTCTAGAGCTTCATCTTCCTCAACTTCTTCTGTAATGTCATCGGAGATTCCCCAATCAAAATCAAACGCCGACAAATCCAGCTCCGGCAGTTCATCTTTCAGCAGGTCAAAGTCCCAGTCGCTCTCATTGCTCTTGTTATCCACCAGCCGCAGAGCGTTCACCTGTTCTGGTGTCAAATCGTCCACACACACGCACGGTACGGTTTTCATACCCAGTTTTTTCGCCGCCAAAGCTCGACAGTGCCCAATGACAATCACGCCGTCACGGTCGATGACAATCGGCTGTACAAAGCCGTACTGCTTAATGGATTCTGCCACGTTGGCAATCTGGGTTTTATCGTGCTTTTTTGCGTTTTTCGCATACGGTGTGATTTCGGATAGTGGTTTCTGTACGATGTTCATTGCAAATTTCCTCCAAAATGCAAAAAGCCCACACAATTTGTGTAGGCTTATATCCCCCAAAACCCCTTCGCGCCGGAGGAAAGCGCATTCCCGCCCTACCGGTCTATGCTATGCCGGTCTCACCCGTTGCGGGGAGCAAATCCGCAACGCTTTTTGATTTCCTCTATTTATATCCCGCGTAGGAAATCACAACGCGGCATCCAACCCGTTTTATATCCCGTCTGCTGGTTTACGGTTTCTGCTTTGATTAAAAGGGGGCCACAACGCGCAACGGTGTCAGTAACAGCGTCCGCGCAAGCAGATGTGGGGCAGACTTTTTCAGGCTCTCAAAGTCCCGTTGCAACCTGCCATCGCGCCGCGCTCCTAATCGGCTTGCCGCTTTGCTTACAGCGTTCAGGTTATCTATCGCGTTTTGCCTGCGCCGGGCTTTCACCGGTGGGAGCGACCCAGCCTTCGCCACTGTCGGATTCGAACCGACCCCATCCACTAACGGTGCACGCCTCAGGTGCTACGTGGCATATAAAGGCGCGGAAGTTGCGCGTGTTGCACGGTGTGCAAGTTATAGACAAGTTAATTTTTAACGTATTACCGCGTCATATTTTGAAACTTGCCACAAACTTACACGCTTTTGCAAGTTGCGTGTAACATAGGCTTTCCGCGACTGTTGGAGCCGCACATAGGTCTCACACCATTTCTACGCGGTCGCTTCTAAGCGTAGCGCCCTTATCTTGCGATTGGCTATGCGGCATATAAAATGCCGGTCTTTCCCGGCTGCCAGCTATGAAAACAGGAGAATTGAAATGGTAAAGAAAAGAGATTTTAGCTATGCCGTAGTCTGTTCCGTTCCTACATCATCCAGCATATCTATAATAACAGGTTAAAAGTGAACTGGAGTGCACAGATTTTCAATTGCAGTGCGGTGTAATTTCTTTGCCCATCTCTCGGAAATGTTTAGATTTATCGCAATTTTCCACCAATACGGTGTGCCGACAATATACCGCTCCCGCAGAACGTCCCGCTGCATTTGGTCTTGAACAGAGTTTATTGCGGTTTCGATTTCTTCCCTTTGCATTTCTGTGTCAATAATCTGCTTGTATAGAGCTTCCTGACGCTCCATGATTCTGCACACGGCATCCTCGATTTTGTTTTTCCCTCCAGCAGATACCACAACCGGGGATAGAGCTTTCGTGGTAGCTGTTGCCCGTTCACGTTCGCTCTGTATCTGCTGGCGCAGCTGCCGTTCATGATTCCTGCTGCGTTGGTATCTCCATAGCCACATTTTCTTTTGGTTGAATTCTTCGCTGGTCATTGTTTCTCCTCTCTTCCATTTTCATGCAGCGCGGCAACGTGCAAATATCGCCATTCTTCCACTCGCATGTCGCGCAAAGATGTTTGCGGGCGTATTCATCAACTAGTTGCTGTTTTGTCATGGGGGTCACCTCTGGTGGTAGAAGTCATTTTAGAAGCCTCTTTATGATTCTATAACATGCAATGCCGATGCGGGTTACGACCAGCAGCGGCCAGAAAATAAGAGCAATAACGTTGTCTGCGCCGTCTACGGTGTCCATTCTGTCTGTGTGGTTGATGTACAGGACGGCGAGCAGGCCGCACAGGTCGTAAACACAGACAGCGGCGATAACAAGGATAATGGTCATGGGGTCACCTCCGGGGGGTTGTAGAGCGGCAGTTCTGTCCATGCGAGGACTTTTGCGTTAGTTCCGTGCGTAGGCTCACCGCCCCAATGGCCATTGAAAAAATGTCCACGATCCATTGTGCGGTACATGCGGTTGTATTTACCATAACGGAAGTATTCGTAGTAGCACAGGTATTCGCCGTTTTCTTTAGGCGGGTCATTTTGTGCATCGTGCCAAACGGTTGCTTTAGAATCCTCTTTATATGGTTTAACCTGATATACAGCAACAAGAGCATCAAGAACCCGCGCGCCAACTGCCGTATTTGATTCAAAAGGCAAACGCTCGCCAATGCATCTCTGTCTGATTGCTTTTAACGCATCGCCGCGCAAAATCAAATCATTGTTGTCATATTCTCCATTTATCATTTTATCTTTTGCCTTTTGGATAGCTTCAGCAATCTTATCTCCATCAAGTACAATGCTTTTCATCTGCGCTCACCATCCTTTTGCCGCACTCCGGGCAAAAATTATAAGCAGCGAAAGAAATTGCATTACAGGCTGAACATGCAACATTTGTGCTCCCGGCGCTATCTCTTATCCAATGCGCCGTAGGTCGCAGGGATTCCGGGTCGATGGTCGGCATAATGTCAATGATGCAAGCTCCGACCGCGTCAAACTCGATGCAGTCCGGCGCGTCGGGAAAACAGACCTTCACGGTGCGTTTTCTTAATTCATTTGCATCAATCAACCGCACCGATTTTTTCGGCTGACTTGCGCCCGGAATCGGGCAGCCTGTTGTTTTGCTCATTCTGATACCTCCTCTAGTTGCTCGTCCTCAGATTTTTCAGCATATCATCGGTCAAGTACAAGGCCGCTCCGGTATATCTGTCATAATATGTGCCGTCCTCGTAGATTCTGCGCTCGTAGTAGTATTCTATATAACTATGTTCTTTTTCTGATTTTCGCATCGTTACACAATCCATACGGTATTCTTTATCGAGGATGTTGTCTCCGTCCTGAACGCCGTAGCATATATAATCTCGGTGGCCATGTACACCACCATAGCCGTTTGTAAGCATTTCAGTAGTGACATAGGCATATACGATTTCTTGCTGGATAGAGACTGTCTTTGTTTCTATGACAGGGTTTTCTTTGAATGGGAACATCAGGATAATCAGAACGAACAGAGCGGTTATACAAAATGTTGCAAATAGTGCTTTCTTCATTCTGCTACCTCTTCTACATAGGCCATGCTCTGGCGCAGATTGAGCGATTTCGGATTGAGAACACAAGCAGGGACTACCGCACTGTTGTTGTCAGCATTGTAGTTGTATAACTGACCATCCGTGCTCACGCCGCGAACGCATTCGCAACTCCAAGGTGTAGCAGTCCAAATCCACCTATCGTAGAGCGGGATATGGTCACGATACTTGCGGTACTCGTCACAGGTGAGGATGAAAACGAGGTCTGCCACAGCACCATAGGCGCGGTCGCCATTATCTGCAACAAGGTCAACGGTATGCAAAAGCAGGTTGTCTCCGAGCTTGTTAGTTCTGATCTTTTTAGCAAGGGAATCATTCAGAATCTCACGAATCAAGCTCGTGCGGTAGTTATTCCAGTTGCCTTTCTCATCGGCAAATATATTACCTGGGCAGAACTTTACATCTTCTTCCCACGGTTTTGCCATAATAGCCAGCACGCCGCCGTCAGGGTGATTCGGGTCAAGGCAGACCCATTCAAAATTTTTGAACATGAAGTGTTCTCCGGGGCGCAGGGTCGTGATGTTAGTCATTGTCGGTTACCTCCTCGTTCCAGTAGTCGTCACGGCACTTATCACAACGGCAAGTGATACTCAAATAACCGTACTTGGCGCATCGCAATGGTTTCAAGGTTTTGTCTAATGAGCAAGGCAACAAACGAGTGATGGCGCTTAAATACGCATCCGGGAACTTCTTCAAGAACTCACTCTGGCGAGTCTTGACGGGGTGGTCTTTCGCCCATTGCTCAACTTTTGAAATCGTTTCCTCAATGCTTTTAACTGAATTGTCAGCGAGCCTAATCATGCGCATGACCATGCACACACCCTCTTTACAAGCAGGACATTTCTTACAGCCTTGATCTTTGCATAATCTGTTTGCCGTCTTAAAAAATTCAACTGCGTCCATAGTCTCACTCCTTATCCAGCCCGCTGGCTACATACTGCCCATAGGTCAGGCCAATGGCAGCGGCTTCGCGGGTGCATTGTTCGATAGGTTTTATGGTTTTCTTCAGGCAGGGATGCGCGGCGGGTTTCTTTCCTTTTTTCAAAACGCCGGCATTCCTGCGGCGCTGGTAGGATGCCTGCGCTCTTTTGATATTGCGCTTGCGGATGCAGGAATCGCAATAGCGCTTTGTGGGCTGTACGTCCCACATGATTTTCCCGCAGGTCTTGCAGAATTTTGTTGTGGTCATAGCGGCTCCTTTGTTTTTGGTGCTTCAATTCCGATGCTTTGCAGTGTTACCTGCGCCCAGAGGTCGGCAAGCTGGTCATTGCGGTACTCGTTGTATTTATCAGCAACGGGGCCTGTCATTGCCTCCTGAATCCGTTTCAGGGTGCGGGGAGAAAGACCGACCTGATAGCACGCCAGCAGGCACAGATAGGTGGCACGGGTGGCAATGTCGTTTCGCTCCTTCATGACGGCCTCCTGTGCACGGCTCTGGATGCCCTGAATTTTAGATTCTGCATAAGCGTCTATGGCTTTTCGCATGGCCGGGGTGGGATGAAGTCTGGCTTTCATGGGTTACACTTCCAATTCTTCAATAAAAATTTCGGTGCGGGGGTTTTCTTTGTCGTACATCACGCGGGAGCCGTCCACGCTGGCAATGATGGTGTTGTTGTCGTCTGCGAGGATTTTGGCGGCGACAAGGGTGTCATGGGCAGCCTCCATTAAGTTTGTTAGGTCTACTTTGCGGCGGGTTGGCATATAGAATACCGTGGCGACGCGGTAACGGCCCGACAGCGGGGCTTTCGGCTTTGGGGTGAGATACCACATAGCGGCCTGTTCGTACTTCTTATACTGCCTGCTGGGGGCGATGAACGGCTTGCCGGTGCGGTGGTTGGTAAGTATCTGCTGGGAGTTCTTTTTGGTAATAGGGGGCAGGGAGATAATGTATTTTTGGATCACGGTGCTATCTCCTTTACTTTCGCGTAATACTTCTCGCTGTACCAGATGTCCGGCAGGCGGTGATTTTGGGTGTAACCTGCGGTGCGCAGGGCGGCTTCGGCGTTCCAACGCGTGGAATACAGGCGCTTTGAGTGGGCGATGTCGCCGGTAGAACGGGAATAAGTGATGATTTCATACTTTGCCATTCAGCGTCAGCGCCTCTTTCTGGTTGATTTCTCCACGCTGCATTTTCTGAAAAAGCGGCGTGTCAAAGTGCAGGCATTCGTGGCAGGTGCGGGAGAACAGGACGTCAAAGGATTCGATTTTGTGCGGGAGAAATTCCTCTGCCGCCGTGCGCAGTTCGGCAACGGTAGGCGGGAATTTCAGCGTGGCGGCAAGGCTGGTCGCACCGCTTCTGGCTGCCTGCAAGGGTATGTCTTTCAGTGCAACGGCCCATGCTTTTGTCATTTCGTCCGGGTCTTTGCCGCGCATGAGGTTTGCCCAGTAGTTAGTGCAGGACAGCAGAAAGACGGCAGTTTCCTGTTCAGTCATCGGCGGTCACTCCTTTTGCAAGCTGTTTCAGGCGCTCCATTGCAGCTGTGGTATCGGTCTGGCGGGCGGCAGTGCGTGAGCTCTTCGCGCGTTCCTTCTCGGCGAGGTAGGCTTCAACGGTACAGATGCCCTGCTGCTCGCAGCGGTCAAGGATTTTGGAGATATAGCTCCACCGGCGTGCATTGTTGGCGGCGGCTTCATCGATGGCCTGACAGATAAGCGATGCCGGAAATTTCAGCAGGGCTGTACTTATCGCGTCAGCAACCGCGCGGGGGACAGAACCGCAGTTCTGCTCATAGCGCTGGATGCAGTCTGCAAAATCTGCGTTATATTGCTCGCCTTGCGCGCACGCAGCAGCAGTAGTAGGAATATCTTTATCTTTATCCTTGTTCTTGTCTTTATCTTTAGGGGGATTGGAGCGGGTTGCAGTGGGTTGTGCGGGGTTGCTTGGGGTTGCTTGGGATTGGCGTTCTTTTAACGTCTGCGATTTTTTCTCGTTTTTCTGCGTATCGCGGTCTATCTGGTCTAAAAGCATAGGAAGGATGAACCGTTCGTTGCCACTGGAGTGTCCGTCAATCGCCAAACCGTTGCTGTATTCCAGCAGGGCAGTCCATATCCGGCCTCTCTCAGCATCTCCGAAGGGTTCAAGTGCTTTTAGCCAGCTGTTGTAGCAGAAAAAGCCTTTCCTTTCCATCCGCTACACCTCCATGTAATACTCCGCAACACGGCAGAGCCGACCATAGCGGTTGCGGCGGGTGACCATGCGGGAGGCTACCGGGTAGCCTTTCCGTTTGAGGTCTGTGATGCGGGAGGCAAGGCGGGAACAGCCGTAGTCCTCGAGCGCATCCAGCGCGGTAAGGGAATCGCCGTTTTCGAGCGCGGCGAGAATCTGGTCAAGCTGGCTCGGATGCTTTCTTTCGTTCTTTCTTTCATTCATGGCGCGCACCTCAGAACGGCAGATCGCCGTCATCCTCAATGAGTGCATAGTCTGCATCTGGCTCGCCCTGCGTGCGCTGTGAGGTGGCTGCGGGGCGCTGTGCGGCGTTCTCCGGGGCGCTGTGCGGCGTTCTCCGGGGCGTGGCTAATACTTTCCTTACTGCCGCAGAAACTCACGTTCTGAGCCACAATTTCAACGGCTGTGCGGTTTTGGCCGTTCTTGTCCTGATAGCTGCGCGTCTGCAAGCGGCCATCAATGGCAATGAGGGAGCCTTTAGGGAAATACTTGCAGACAAACTCTGCGGTTTTGCCCCATGCGGTGACATCGAGCCAGTTCGTCTGGTTTTGACCGCTGGCATCCTTATAGCCGGAATCGTTGGCGATGCGGAAAGAGCAGACGGACTTGCCGCTGTTCGTGGTTTTGAGTTCCTGGTCTTTGACCATGCGGCCGATGATAGCGACAACATTCAACATAGGTTAGTCCTCCAAATAGTTTTTGTAAAAGCGGCGGCGGAAGTCAGACACCGTCCAGTGGTAGTAGGCCATTGCATGGCGTTGGCCATCTTGTTCAAGTTGCAGCCGCGTAGCAGCACAGTTATGTACAGCGTCAGGCGCGTTTCTATGGCAATCTGCACACAGAGGAACCCAAAGCCCGTATTGCTTGCTTTTATCGCGGCTGCCATTGTATTTACTTCCGCTACCAAAAAAGATTTCATGGCGCTCGGTCGGTTTCCATTGCTGGCATTTGTAGCATTTAAAACCATCAATGGGCATAATAGATGGCGCATAACCGTTTCTGTCAAGCTGAACGCCGTATTCATTGCGCGTTGGTTTCCGCATCGTCTGTCAGTCCTTTCAGTTTTGCGATTTCTTCCGGGGTCATGGTGGGGATGCCCTGCTGCTGGCATTCCTGCACGATCAGTTCAATGAGGCGGTGCATCTGTGAGGGGTCGAACTGGGACGAGCCGTACCAGCATTGCAGGTTGTAGAAAGTCCCCTGCGGGGTAGTCATTTCATCGAGCTTATGGACCTGCCAGCCCTCGCCCTTGCTCTCCCAGCCGTTTTTGAATGCTTTTGCGGCATCGGCGCGGAGGGTGATGATAGCGGAGCTGCCGCCGATGTCGCGTATCAAATCACGGTAGATGTCCAGTACAGGGCGGTTGATTTTGGCGGCAAGCTGGTTCATGAGCGCCCAGGCATAGGCATTTGCGGACAGGCTGCGCTTTTGTGAGGCCGTGCCGATTACGGCGGCAAGGGGCTTGCCCTCGTCAATGACGGCGCGGGCTTTATCGCAGTCAGCCGGGGAACATTCCAGCGTAATTGTGTTGCCGATAACAACGGCCGCCTTGATGGCAATTTGCTGCTTCATTTCCTGTGTTCAAACTCCTTTGCAACGCTGCGCCAATCATCATCGGTGAAGTCCTTAAACAACTTGCCAATAAAGGTCTTTGCTTCTGTTTGGACTGTCTTTTTGTCTTTGCCGGTTCGCTGTGCATATCCTGCCAGCGCAGTTGTTGCCATGTCCTTTACGACCTGTGCGGTAACTTCTGGCGATTCTGTGACCGGCTGAGGTTCTTCTTCATAGCGCTCTTTAAATTCATCTGCTTCACTGTCGGAATAGATGCCGTCAAACGCAAGTTTGCAGATTTTTAAAACAACACGGTCAAAAAGCCTTTTATAAGCCATCGCATAAGGGTACGCATTCTTGCAATTTTGAGCGGATGCCTCGCCGACCTCGTATAAGCCTTGTTCCCTGTTGACATAAGTAAAGACAAGAGAGTTTCCGTATCCGGATTTGTCAACGGAAACGCAATCCGGATTAAACTTGTCTTTTTCGGGAAGATTGTCATTGATTTTAAGACAAGCATTGTGGCTTATTATCAAGCCAGTGTACAGCATCTTTCCGTAGTTGGTTTCGTTCTTAAGAATCCAAAAATCGGATTCCTTGAGATATTTTCGTTCTTCGAGAGCCTTTAATGCTTTGTCTCGGCTGGAAATATATTTGGCGCTCTGAATCACTGGAATTTCTTGTCGAGATTTAAACGAACACTCCTTCTGCTTTTCGCCGAACATCAAATTTCATCTCCTCTGTAAAGTTTTTGCAAAAGTTCCTCCGGGATGGGAGTAGACGGTGCGGCTGGTACAGAATCATCCGTGGATGGTGTGGTCAGGTGGATGCGGTAGCAGCTGGCTGGCGGCAGGGTCATGTCCGGCTTGCGGGTTTTTAGGTCGTAGTAGTAGACCGGAATGCCGTCTGCCAAAAAATAAGTGCTGTTCAGGCCGTATTCATGTTTTGCGAAAAGCGGTATGAATGTGCCGATGCTCTCGGAATAGATGCGGCGTGCAGCTTGCACCGCGTTGAAATAGCAAGCGCTGATGCCCTTTCCAGTGGGGATGAACTCGGCAAGATGCCGGCCCTTCAAAAGTGCGTGCGCCTGTTTCAGGGCGCTGATGTCGTCAATGGTCATTTTAGTAGTCCTCCATACAGCGGGAGTCTTCCCAAGGGTCGTCATCTTGGACATCCTCCCCGGGAAAGTCGTCGGGGTTATAACACATGTCACAGCCGATGATTTCGGTGCTGTGGCTGGCAGTGCGAATCTTGTAGATAGTTTCGCATTCCTCGCCGCAAACCGGGCAGTGCTGGAACGCCGGTTCGTCAGGCGGAAAGGGGTTGTCTTGATAACCCCAAAAGCTGGTCATTCGGGCACCTCCACAAGCTCGCCATTTTTCAGCTTGTACCAGATGTTAGGCTTGATGTTTTCACCGTCAACTTTAAAGCACTGCACATCTTTACGATGCCAGTTATAATTTTCATCTTTAGCCCATTCTGCCAGCACAAGCCAGCATCCTAAAACGCCTTTTGCTTTGCTTCCAATGCCAAGTGCAGCAGCAACGCTTTCTTTACCCGAGACATCTGCCTTGGAGTAGTCGCCCGTGTTGGTGGACACGGAGTAGTTGCCCGTGTTGGTGGACGCGGAGTAGTCGCCCGTGTTGGTGGACGCGGAGTAGTTGCCCGCGTTGGTGGACGCGGAGTAGTTGCCCGCGTTGGTGGACGCGGAGCAGTCGCCCGCGTTGGTGGACGCGGAGTAGTTGCCCGTGTTGGTGGACGCGGAGCGGAAGCCCGTGTTGGTGGACGCGGAGCGGAAGCCCGTGTTGGTGGACGCGGAGCGGAAG